ACTAAGTTTACAAACCTCGATTTTGACCAAATCAAGACTTCAATCAAGGATTATATCCGTGCAAACTCAGATTTTACTGATTTTGACTTTGAAGGATCAAATTTTTCAGTTTTAATCGATACATTAGCATATAATACTTACATTACAGCATTTAATTCTAATATGATTGTAAATGAGTCTTTCTTAGACTCGGCTACAGTGCGTGAGAATGTCGTTTCACTTGCAAGAAACATTGGATATGTACCAAAATCAAGAACTGCTGCACAAGCAACAGTTTCTTTTAATGTTACAACTGCTGCAAATACACCAACACTCACTCTACAAGCTGGTTTGGTATGTGTAGGGTCATCAAATGATACTTCATATGTATTTTCAATTCCAGAGACTATCACAAGCACTACAACACAAACTACTGATACAAATGGCAACATAACAAGTAGCACTGGATCATTTAGCAATATTGTAATATATCAAGGAACTTACTTAACAAAGAGTTTTATAGTTGATGGATCACTTGATCAAAGATTTATACTTGAAAATTCCTTTATTGATACTTCAACAATCAAAGTTTATATAAAAGGTGCTGCTGATACAGGTTTAGGAAGAGAATATCGAAAAGTAGATAATATATTAAATATTTCAAATATATCAGAAACATATTTAATTCAAGAGACCACAGATGAAAGATATGAACTTCTTTTTGGTGATGGTGTATTTGGTAAAAAATTAGAAAATGAGGCTGTAATTACAGTTTCTTACATTGTCACAGATGGTGTCGAAGGTAATGGACCTGCTTTATTTACCTATGCAGGTAGTGTTACATCATCTAGTAACCAAATTTCTTTACCATCATCTACACCAACTGTTACCACAGTCTCATCGGCAGCTAATGGGGGTAGTATTGAGTCAATTGACTCGATTAAGTATTTTGCACCTAGATTGTATTCATCGCAGTACAGAGCGGTTACAGCAAGAGATTATGAGTCTGTAATACAACAAATATATCCAAATACTGAATCAGTTTCAGTAGTGGGTGGTGAAGAATTAGACCCACCAGAATTTGGAACAGTTTTAATTACAATTAAACCAAAAAATGGTGAATTTGTATCTGATTTTGATAAACAATCAATTTTATCTAATTTAAAAAGTTATTCTCTTGCAGGAATTAATCAAAAAATACTTGATCTTAAACTATTATATGTTGAACTTGAATCTTTTGTCTACTATGATCTATCTAAAGTTACAACTGTCTCTGAATTAAAGACACAGATTACAAATGGATTATTAACATATGGTTCATCAACTGATATTAACAAATTTGGTGGTAGATTTAAATATAGTAAAATTTTAAATGTAATTGATAATATAGATGATGCAATAACATCAAATATTACAAGAGTTAGAATTAGGAGAAATTTAAAAGCTCTTACTAATCAATTTGCTCAATATGAATTGTGTTATGGTAACTCATTTTATATTAATTCTGAAGGTAAAAATATAAAGAGCACTGGATTTACAATTCAGGGTCAAACTGACATGGTATATCTTACAGACATACCAAATAAAAATAGTGATGGTACTTTAGATGGAAGTGGAAAGGGTATTATAGCAATTGTTAAAGGTGAAACTGAATTATCTCGAAATCAATTAGTTGTTGCTTCTGCTGGAATTGTTGATTATATTCATGGAGAAGTTATATTAAATACCATTAACATAACCTCTACTGAAAAAACAAATAATATTGTTGAAATTCAAGCTTTTCCACAATCAAATGATGTTATTGGTCTAAAAGACTTATACTTAAGTTTTGCCATTGGAGATAGTGCGATAAATATGATTAAGGACACTATTACATCTGGTGAACAGATATCAGGTGTCGGATATAAAGTCACATCGAGTTATTCAAACGGAGCATTGATAAGAGGATAATATGATAACAACTGGAATTGATAAAAGAGTCAAAGTCCAACAGATAATTGAAAACCAAATTCCAGAGTTTCTTTTATCTGAAAGTCCAAAAGCAGTAGATTTTTTAAAACAATATTATATCTCTCAAGAATATCAGGGAGGTCCTATTGACCTAACTGACAATTTAGATCAGTATATAAAATTAGATAATTTATCACCAGAAGTAATAGTAGGTGAAACAACACTAACAAGTGGTATTACAACTACTTCTGATGTTGTAAATGTCAATAGCACCAAAGGTTTTCCAAATGAATATGGTCTTTTTAAGATTAATAGTGAAGTTTTTACATATACTGGTATAACTACTAATTCATTTACTGGATGTGTTCGTGGATTCAGTGGTATTACAACATATCATGCAGAAAATCAACCAAGAGAATTAGTATTTACTGACTCAACTGCTACAAATCATAATGCTGATGCAACAGTTATCAATCTAAGTGCTTTATTTTTAAAAGAATTTTATAAAAAGACAAAAAAATTACTCACACCTGGTTTAGAAAACGTAAATTTTGTCAATAATCTAGATGTAAGTAACTTTATTAAAAATTCAAAATCATTATATCAGTCAAAGGGTACGGAAGAGTCATTTAGAATACTATTTAATGTATTGTACAATGAAACTCCAAATATTGTAGATTTAGAAAAATATTTAATTAAACCATCAACAGCAGAATTTATAAGAAGAGAAATAATTCTTGCAGAAGCACTTTCTGGAAACCCTATTAATTTAGTTGGACAAACAATAATAAAATCCACTGATAGTGAAACAAGAGCTTCTATATCTGAAGTAGAACCAATAACAAGAAAAGGAAAAGTTTATTATAAAATTGCATTATTTGTTGGATTTAATGAAGTAGATTTAATAGAAGGAACGTTTAATGTTTCACCTAAAACTAAGTCAATTAACAATGTTTCGGTAGGTTCCTCTGTAATAACAGTTGATTCTACAGTTGGATTTGGATCGACAGGAACAGTAGTATCTGGAATTAATACAAATATCTACTATAATAGTAAATCTTTAAATCAATTTTTTGGATGTGAAAATATTGTAGATACAATATCCACCACAGATGATATTAGATCTAATGAATTTTATTATGGATATGAAAATGGAGATTTAACTAAAAAAGTAGAACTTAGATTAACTGGAGTTTTATCTAAGTTTATTCCAACTTCAGATATAAGATTATTATCTGAGGGTGAAAAAATATCAGTTAAAAATGTTGGTGAAAAAATAACCGATCCTTTAATTAATAAAACTAGAAAAGAAATATTTGCTAATTCTTGGATTTATAATACATCATCAAGGTTTCAAATTGGATCAATATCTGGATCAAATATAGTTTTATTAACAAGTGATATTGATAAATCTAGTATTAAAGTTGGTGACGAAGTTGAAATATTATTTAAAAATGAAGAGAATATAGCAGCCACTGGTGTAGTTGCAAATGTAAATCAATCTACAAGCACTGTTAATTTAAATAATCTTACTCTAGAACCTGGTATTTCTCTTTTACCAGATCCTAATCGTAGTTATGATTTAAGAAGAAAATTAAAAAAGGCAACTAGTAGTCTAATAGATGTAGAATTTGGAAATAATGTATTAACATCTGATATTACTAACATTTATAATGAGTCAAATGAAAATTTTTATGCTGCCAGTAATTCATTACCATCATATCAAATTACTGCAAATATTCCAAGAGCTGTACTTTCAAATGCAATTGCAGGTGTTCAACTTCCTCAATCTGGATATGATGGTAATACATTAAAATATAATACTTTATCATTTTCTAGTCCTGTTCCATTTATAACAGGTGATGAAATATTTTATACTGCACAGGGAACAATCTTACCAGGATTAGTAGAGGGTTCTTATTTTGTAGAAGTACTATCAAATTCAAATCAAATAAAATTATATAAATCTAGATCTTTTATTCCAATATCAGATTATGAAGAATTTGAACCTTTATCATCTGGTTCGGGAACACATACGTTCTCATTAACTGGTATTTTAAATCAAAAAATTGGTGCACAAAGACTATTCAGAAAATTTCCATTAGAACCAAATAATACCAACTCTACTGTTGAAAAAACAATTGCAGGACCAACTGGATTATTGATAAATGGTGTAGAAATATTAAATTACAAATCAGAAAATAAGATATTTTTTGGTCCTTTGGATAGTATAACTTTATTAAATGGTGGATCAAATTATGATGTTATAACTCCACCACCAATAACAATTTCATCATCAGGAGTTGGTAATACAACTGCTTTATTACAACCTGTTATTAATGGAAAAATTACAGATATACAAGTTGAACCACAAAACTTTGATATACAAAAAGTTTTATCAGTAACTATTGAAGGTGGCAATGGTAATGGTGTTATTTTAGAACCTTTATTATCAAAAAGAAAACGAGAAATTTCTTTTGATGGAAGAACATTGTCTAATGCTGGTGGTGTGGATACTGTAAATGAATCTATAACATTTTTTAGTGATCACCATATATCAAGTGGTTTACCTTTAACTTATGATAAAAATGGTAATAATCCATTAGGAGTTAGCACTGTTGGTAATGATGCTGTTTCTATAGTTGGATTAGGTACAACAACTTTGGTAGATAAAGCCACTTACTATCCTCAAGTAGTAAATTCAAAAACAATTAAATTATTCCAAACATTATCTGATTATAATTCTGGTATTAATACAGTTGGATTTACAACCATAGGTAATACTGGTGGTGTACATATTTTCAAACTTAAAAATGAAGAGAATACATTAAAAGATATTAGAGTCTTAGATGGTGGTAGTAATTATCAGAACAGACAACTTTTTGTTAAACCTGTAGGAATCAATACTATTGATGATTCAATAAATTTTGATAATCATGGATTTAATGATGGAGATAAAATTGTATATTCTACTGCAGTTGGAGTAGGATCAACACAACCACAGTCTATAACTGGATTATCCACTTACATTGGAATTACTACTACATCTAATTTTTATCAAATACTAAAAATAAATGATAATTCATTTAGGATCTCTAATGCTGGTTTAGGTGGAACATCTACTAATAATTATGAAAGATTAAATCATATTAAATTTTCTGATCAAGGAACTGGTTTTCAAGTATTTAAATATCCAGATATTAAATTAAATTTAAAATATGAATTAAAAAATACTAGTGTTGGTATAATAACTGCAACTCCTCTAGTAAGAGGGTCTATCAAAGATATTTACTTATATGAAAAGGGTTCTGGTTATGGATCAAATATTTTAAATCTTGAAAAAACATCTGCTATTACTGTAAAAACTGGTAAAAATGCAGAGTTAAAACCGATTGTATCAGACGGAAAAATAAGTTATGTAGAAATACAAACAAAGGGTCAAGAATACACCTCTGCACCCGATTTAGAGGTTGTTGGATTAGGAACTGGACTTGGTGCCAAATTAAAAGCAGTTGTTGAAAGTGGTAAAATCAAAAATGTAATTATACTTGAAGGTGGACTTCAGTATCAGCAAGATAAAGTTAATATTAAAGTAACGCCTGCTGGTAGTGGAGCAAAACTAGAATCAAATATTAGAGGTTTAGATGTTAATAACTTTAGTAGATATGGAAATGAAGCTTTAATAGAATCTGAAACTAATTTACAATATTCAGTAGTTGGATACTCCACTCAAATAGGTGCTGATGCATTTGGTGATGATGGAATCGAACACTCACCAATTATAGGGTGGGCATATGACGGAAATCCAATTTACGGTCCATATGGTTATAGTGATGCAGAAGATGAAACTTCAACGATAAGAATTTTAAATAGTGGATATATTTTAGATACTTCAGTAATACAAGACAGACCATCATTTGCTAATGGATTTTTTGTTGACGATTATATCTTTAATAACTCTGGAGATTTAGATGTTCATAATGGAAGATTTTGTAGAACACCAGATTATCCAAAAGGAACTTATGCATATTTTGTAGGAATAGCAACTAATTCATTATCCCCAGTATTTCCATACTTTATTGGTGATTCATATAGAGCTGAACCTGTAATAGAAAACTATAAATTAAATCAATCTTTATTTGATATTGAAAATTCAGATTTAATAAGAAACACCTATCCATATAAAGTTTCTGATCAATTTGCAGACAATGATTTTATTGTAGAATCAAATGAAATATCTGAACAAAAAAGTGTTATTGAATCTACATCTTTTGGATCGGTAGATTCAATTCAAATAATTAATTCTGGTGAAAATTATGAAGTTGATGATACTGCAGTATTTGATAATACAAATACAAATGGTGGAGGTTTAAGTGTTTCGGTTAATAGTGTATTAGGAAAAAATATAACCTCTGTTGAAACGACAATCGACACATTTCAAAACACAGTTTTTATTTCTAAAGATCCTAATACTATTTCAGCATTTATATCAACTGCACCATCTTTAAATGATAATGATATTATCAATATTTCTGGTTTGAGTACCACTAGTATTAGTGGTTTAGTTGGATCACATAAACTTGGAATCACATCAGCAAGAACCGTTGTATATCAAGAAATTCCTAGCTCATCAGCAAGTGGAATAGTAACAGATATCTATGTTACAAATATTCCAGATCAAATATCTGTTGGAAGTAGTATTGGTATAGGAACAGAAAAACTTTTAGTTCTTAACACATTTAAAACTAATAATATTTTAAGAGTAAAGAGAGGTAATTTATCAGGAGTTCATACTGTTGGAACAGAATTAAATTTAATTCCAAATGTATTTGATATACCATTAAAAAATGAGAAATTTGATTCAAAACTAAATGATGTTATTTACTTTAATCCTCATGAATCAATAGGTGTAGGAACAGTAGTTGGATTAGGATCAACTGCAACATCAACATTAGGAGATCTAATAAGTGTTGTTTCAACTCCAATTACAAGTATATTTTTACCAGATCACCCATTTAAAACAAATCAAAGAGTTACACTAACAAAACCTGCTACTGGTTATGGAATAACAGTAACAAAAGATGATGGTGTTACTAACTTTACAATACCTAAGAGTGGAACTACAGCAGAAGATATTTTCATAATTAGAAAATCCAAAGATTATATTGGAATAGTTACTCAAGTAGGACTTACTACAAGTTCAACAGGTCTTGCATTCTTTGGAGATACAAAAGTTGGATCAAGTAGTTTTGAATATAATTTAAGTTCTAATTTTGATCAAGTTACAGGAACACTTGAAAGAATACATTCACAAGTATCTGTATCTACATCTCATAATTTAACCACTGGTGATTTAGTAGATTTTGATGTAGTACCAAGTCAATCTGTAGGTATTGGAACATCAACATCTATTAATTTAAAATATGATACTTTAACTAATAAAATATTAGTAAATCCAGTAACCTGCCCATCAAGTGGAATTACCACTGCCACTAATCAAATTAATATTGCATCTCACAACTTTAAAACTGGTGATAAAGTAAGATATGAGTCTGCTTCTGTATCTGAAGGATTAATTAATCAAGAATTATATTATGTTTATAGAGTAGATAATAATAATTTTAAATTAGGTGAAACTTTAATAGATGTCACTTCAGATGTAGTTAATACTATTGAATTATCTTCACAAGGTGGAACTCATGAATTTTCCTTAGTAAACCCACAAATTAATATATTAAGAGATAATAACTTAGTATTTGGGGTTGGACATACTTCATTACAAGGATTTGAATTTAAATTATTCTATGATAAAGATTTTAAGAATGAATTTGTTGCAACAGGAAAAACTGATACTTTCCAAGTTGCAGGAGTTGGAACTATTGGTATTACATCAACAGCTACATTTACTTTAAATTATTCTAGTCTCAATCCAGATAATCTTTTTTATAATGTTCAAAAAAGTGGATATATAAGTACTGCTGATACAACAGTTAGTGATTATTCTTCAATAAAATATCATAACAGTACTTACAGTGGAGAATACAGTATTTTTGGTATAGGATCTACTTCCTTTAGCATAGCTTTGCCAGAAAAACCAGAAAAATTAACTTATATTCCATCAGAAACTAATTCTTTAAAATATAGCACAAAATCCTCAAGAGCTAGTGGTGCGATTAATGATATTAAAATCAACTTTGGTGGTGTTGGTTATGAAAGTTTGCCATCATTTGTAAGTATTGCTTCAACTCAAGGAACAAATGCTAGTTTATTACCAGACTCTACAACAATCAACAAACTTGATGATGTAAGAATATTAAATCCTGGTTTTGAATATTCATCTGATAATACATTAAAACCAGAAGCATTTGTATCACCAGTTATTTCTATAATAAATTCAAATACTATTTCAAACATTGAAGTAATTGATGGTGGTAAAAATTATACATCCATTCCAGATTTAGTCGTTGTAAATCCAACAACTGGTATACAAGATACCTCTGGTGCTATTATAGATGTAAGTTTGAGAGGAACCTCTTTACAGGACATAGAAATAGTTGTTGCACCAAAAGGACTCGATCCAGTAACTCATTCAGTATTTACTCTTAATAATACTAATGGATCAACAATAAAATCTGTTGGATTTAATTCAGGTGTTGGAATAGTTACATGTACATTAGTAACCCCTATTTTAGGATTTAGCACTGCACCATTTACTGTAGGTGAGGAAATATTTGTTGAAGGAATACAAAAATATAGTAACGATGGAACTGGATTTAATTCAAATGATAATGGATTTAAATTCTTTACTGTAACCTCTATGGTTAATAATAATCCTGCAACAGTTGAATTTAATGTTTCGGGTATTACAACCAATGCAGGTATTGCTAAAACATCTCAGAATTCATATGCACAGATTATTAAAAAGACTGATTATCCATCATTTAAAGTCACTCAAAAAATATTTAAATTTAATGTGGGTGAAAAAATATCTGCCTTTATTGGAGATAAATTCGCACCAGTTGAATTATCTGTAACAGAATCAACTAATGAATTTATTAAACTTGTTGAAGATGTGCCAGGTGCATTTGATTTAATTGCAGGACAACGTATAAGAGGATTTAATAGTGGAAATATAGCAACAATCAATTCTATAGTAAAAAATACAGGACAGTTTGAAATTGGTTATTCCTTAAGACAGGATCAGGGATGGAAAGATGATATTGGTAAATTAAATCAAGATTATCAGTTATTACCAGATAATAATTATTATCAAAATTTGTCATACACTATTAAGAGTTCAATTTTATATGATGATTTAATAAATCCAGTTAATCGTCTTCTTCATACAAGTGGATTAAAGAATTTTGCTGATGTTGGTATAACTTCTTCTACAAG